ATTTCTAAGTCAACCCAATCTTGGGTTTCTTCTATGCCGTAAGGAGTAATTACTTCGTGTACGGGGTGTCTCCACCTGTACCCTTTTCTACTGTGTATTTTGTCGCCACCGTACTGTAAGTCTGGGACGCCTTCGGATTTCCACGACCACGTGTATTTGTATCGAGGACGAGTTACTTTATTTTCGTGGGCTTTGAGGAGAGCGTCTTTCCAAGTAGGAAGTAGGACTTCATCCATGTCCAAAGCAATGCAGTAGTCCACGTCAACAGGGAGAGCGTGTAGAGCACTATTACGAGCATCGTCAAACCGCCAAGGAGAGACAGACACATTGACAACATTGATTCCGAGACTCTTTGCAATTTCAACTGTCCTATCTGTCGAGCCAGTATCGGCAATTAAAATGTAATCGGCATCCTTTGCCGATTCATACCAGCGTTGTACATGCTTCTCTTCGTTCAAGCAGATTGTGTAGATGGCTACTTTCAACGCCACGTACCTTTCCACTTTTCATACAACGGGTTGACATAAAGTTTATTTACGCGCCCATTACGCCAAACTGTCTCCACGATGTTGTGTTTAATAAATTCTGGGTGTCTTATGTAATTATGCCCGCCGCAAGAGTGGACATAGTTTCTTGTCCATGCTATTTCTTGCGTAATAGATTCTTCTTTGTCTAATACGTCTGGAATGAAAGTTTTTTCTAGTGCCTCTCTTTCGTATAAGCCTAGATAAGAACCAAAACACGACGGCTCATCCATAAGACAAACTGAACCTTTTAGGTCAAACAAACTCTCAAGCAAAGAATTATCTCTAACCACAATGCTGTCTTGTATGAACACAAATCGTTCTATAGAAGTGTTTTCATAAATCCATTTAAGTTTTCCTAACTCGTAGCCACCAGTTGACACAACAATTGTTGGGATAGATGTGGTGATTGATTGTAGACACATTTCGACCCAATCAGAGCGACCACTGGAAGTGCTAATTACAATTGCTTTACTCATTTTGATATTCTCCCTTTAATATTTGTGGAAGATACTCCTTTTGTGTAGGGGATATACACAAGACCGATACCGCGAGCGTCGAGCCAGTCTTGGTCAAAACCCATCTGTTCGTAGTAGTTCTTCTTTGCCCAATCGGAACCAATGGCAATATAGTCGGGTTGGATGAGTTCAATCGCAATTTTAGAATCGCACCCGCCCAAGTTCGGAACAACTTGGTCTACATACTTACAAGACTTTAGAACAGCCTCACGTTCTTGGTATGAGAGCACTGGGGGTTTGCCCTTATACCCTTCTATAAACTCATCAGTATTCAGGGACACCACAACGTGTCCCAATTCTGAGCAACGTCGAAGAAGATTTACATGCCCGCTATGGAATAGGTCAAAAGTTCCACCAGTGTAAATAGTAGGCAAAGTTACCCCACAAAAATTACACTAAGGAACTCGCGTGGGTCGTAGTCACCACCGAGAACTAGTGTCAGAACGCCGGGGCGCGACGAAGCACCCGTTCGGTCACGGTACCAATCGGAACCTGGGTCTACCGTGGGAGCCTGAATCCACAAACGGGAGCCTACGTCTTGAGACTTAAAGTGGTGGTAGTGACCACTAATCCAAAGGTCTGCTCCCCCAATTGCAGTCTGCCCCATTGACTGACCGTTGAGATACTTCTCGACGTCGCGGGAAAACTGGTGTCCGTGAAAAAGTCCAAGCAAGCAACCGTCAATGTCGACTGCCAAAGTCTGGTGTCCAGAAGCGGGGAATCGAAACTCGACGTGCTGGAGTGCGGGGTTTTCGGCACAGGCGTCTTGTACTGCTGACGCAATCTCGACGTTCCAGCCGTCTGCTGGGTCAGCAGCCACCTGACGAGTAACTTCGTCGTGGTTTCCGTTGACCACGGGAATTAGCAGTCGCTCTGCATAGGGAGCAAAGGCTTTTACTTGGCTGAGAAGAGTCCTGCGAGCGACGCGAACTTGCTCTGTTTGTCCAAGGTCAGACGATGCCAATCCTTGAAGACGTCCGTTCTGAGAAACGTTTCCCTCAACGTGGTCTCCAAGTTCGGGGAGAACAATTGTCCCAAATGACAAACCCATCTTCTGGAGTCCTTTAAATTTGGCAAGGCTTTTTTCAGTTCCTTCGTGGATACGCTTTACCGTCTGGGCGGTTCCGCCAGAACCAGTCTTTTTACCGAGTTGCTTGTCAGCGCCAACGTGGGCATACGCTCCAGTGCCAGTAGCAACCTTGATGCCCTTTTCGGGACGCCACTTCTGAATGTGGTCAACAAGTTGCTCAAGGTCAAAATCTCGCTCAATAATTCCTCGTGCTGGGATAACGTTGACGCGAACTGATTCAAGCCAGTCTCCGTCATACCGTTGCCACGAACCCTTACGAACTGAGGTTACCGTCCACTCGTCAGGGTCTAGCCCACGCTCTCGCAGAATTTCTTCAGCGCCCGGAGTGTTCCCAGCCTGAGTTGCTGGCGAAATAACAAAGCCCCCGTCTGGACCTATTTCCATTCGGGGACGCCATGACTCTGGGGTTTGAGTCTGGCGTGTATCGGAACCAGACTTACCCGGACTAACAAGTCTCTCAAAACGTTCAGATAGACTCATTATTTTTTACCCCTAAAGCAACAACATAGTCCCAGCCTATGTCGCTCAACGGTGCTAATTCCCATTTCATAGCCCTCGTCGTTGAGAACTTTGGTTATCAGTGAATTTGTCACTCTGCCGGGGTCATTAATTTCGACAGAAAGAATTGACAAGAGTTCTTTTTTGTCTGCTTCTGACATTAACTTTCCAGAAAGCAGTGAGCCAAGTTTACAAAGCCTATTTTTTGCGACCTTTGCTGAGTTTATTTTTTCAGATAGGGACATTTCTAAAACTCCTCTGTCGTTTTATATATTGTACCTAAAAAATAAGCAAAAAACTAAGAAATCTTTTTTTGGCGTGTCTTTCTTGGTGAAACTACGGGCACTTGTGGTTTCTCATTTGAAGAAGTGGGGGTTGCCCACCACTGAGAGGTAAGAATTGTTTCGATTATCTCGGTCTTCGCTGCGGTTGCTGTCGTGTGCATTTCAATGGTATTAACTCTGTCTGCCAGAGAAGAACCCCCGTTTTCCCAAAGTTGATTCTCGACTCTATCGAGTCGCTCGGAGATGGTTCGCCCGTCTTTGTCGAGACCAATGGCGGCACCTATTCGGTGAGCAATTCGATAGATAGCAACCAAGGCACCAATAATTACACCAATTGCGGTGATAACTGCGGCGAGTGTCAAAACTAATTCTTGAGGCATAAGGTAGTCTTATTTCTATTCAGGTCGTATCCGACTTTTACTGTTTGTATTATTTTACTCGATAAAGTAGCAATCAATTAGAGCCATTCCAGAGTTTTTAACGAGTTCGGTGCTACGATTGGGACACCAACCAATAAAGAAATTTTACGGGAGATTAAATGACAACCCCCCACGAGGAGCGACTGCAGAAGGCCTCCAAGTGGTACGCCGAGCAAGGGTGGTACATCCTTCCGTGTTACGGGATTAATGACGGTGGACGGTGTACCTGTAACGGACCCCACAATCAACCCAAAGACGTAGGTAAGCACGCATCAATTGGCGACTGGAATAACCGCGCCACAACAGACGAACTTGTAATCCACAACTGGTGGCAGAACAATCCTGAAAACAACATTGCAGTTGTATGCCAAAAGAGTGAAATGTTTGTCATTGATATTGACCCCCGCTCTGGCGGTCTTGAGTCCTTTGACAAGTTCACTGAACTTCTTGGGTTCGAACTCCCCGCAACGTGCGAGCAATACACTGGCTCTTACAACACAAGTTCTGGTCCAGTGCGCGGTAGGCACTTATTCTTCAAATGCTCGCCTAACGAAAAACTTGTCGGAAACCTCAATGCCTCTAATCTTCCGGGCATTGACATCAAGCACAACGGATACATTCTCCTCACCCCCAGTCGGCACTTCTCTGGCACAAACTACGAGTGGGTAGAGGGGCGAGCACCTTGGGAAGTTGAGGTTGCCGAGGCACCAGACGGACTTCTTTCCGTACTCCGAAAAGGTGGTCGTCGAAGTGGAACCTCTCACGGAGAGGGTAACTGGGACTGGCTCTCTGACCTTGAGGCTGGTGGCGAGCGTGTTGATATTGCCAAAATGCTTGAAGAGGGAATCAACGAAGGTGAACGTGCCGTCAGCATCTACAAACTTGCCTGTGCGATATCCAACAAGTTTGGCGTAGAGACCCCAGAGAAGCGCTTGATGATTGAAACGATGATGATGCGTTTCAACTATGAAAAAGTCCGACCTCCGATGGAACTTGAGGGTCCGAACTCTCTACTCATGCATACCCGACGTGCAATGGATTTTGTTGGTGAAAATCCAGTTGGCGGATTCACAATGTTTCCCGGTCTCCAAGAATGGGCAAACGCTACAAAGAATCCTTCCACCCCCACCTCTTTCAACACAGTAATAAATACTTCTGACCCAGATGACAGTAACAACGATTTCTCTATGCTCGCTGGAACTATTGGTGGCGACATAAACCAAGCAGCCAGAAGTGGGTTTTCTCCCCACGCTGCTTTTAGTTCTGGAAATATTGATGTACCCCAAGACCCCGACGCAATTTCTGAGTCAGAAGGTGGAACTCCGGGTAAACGTACTTTAACAGACGTTGGCAATGGTCGTCGATTGGTGGACACTTTTGGTGGCTCAATCCGATACACGCCGGGTATTGGCTGGTTTATTTGGGACGGTCAGTACTGGAGACCCGACGCCGAAGACTTGGGAATTCTTGAACTCTCTAAAAGGCTTGCTCCGATTATTGCAACCGAGGTTCGTCACTATGAAGAGGCTGATAAGCAGTCCGAGGTAATCAAGTGGGCGCAACAAGCAAAATCAAACGGACGTATTCGTGGTGCGGTAGAGAGTTCTAAGTCAGACCTTCGAGCCTTTACGGACGTCAATAAATGGGACAGCGATGACCACCTTTTAGGTGTCTACAACGGAGTAATTGACCTCAAGACGGGGGAACTTCTTAGTGGGCGTCCTGAACTTCATATCACCAAGCGTGCGGCTGTCTCTTACACTGCGGGACTGCGGAACCCTCGTTGGGAGCAGTTCATTGACTTTGCCACTGGAGGAGATAAAGAACTTCAAGAGTGGCTTCAGCGAGCAGTTGGATATACGCTCACTGGATTGAATAACCAAGACGTTATGTTTCTTGTCTACGGTCCACCGGGTTCAGGTAAAAACACCTTTGTGGAAACGATTGTAAAAGCACTAGATACAAACCAGTATGCGTGGCCTATGGACTCAAACATTCTTGCCGACAACAATGGCATGAATAGCGCTGACACATACACTTGGGCAGAACTTCGTGGTCGTCGTATGGTGTGGGTCGACGAGTTGCCTGAATCTGGTCGCATCAAGGAAAACTCAATCAAGAAACTTACTGGTTCTTCCGAAATATCGGCTCGTTCCCCTGGCGAGAAGCCGTTTACATTTAAGGCTCAAGCAAAGTTGTGGGTCACAACAAACCACCTTCCGCAAATCAACGACGAGGCCATGTGGCGACGTATCCGCCCCATCCCGTGGTCGCACGTTCCCGAAAAGGCTGACCCAGAATTAAAGGCTTACTTGTTTGACCCCGAAGGCGCACTTCCTGCCGTCCTTTCTTGGGCGGTAGAGGGTGCTATCAAATATCTTGGCTCGTCCTCTCGCGATGCTCTTGGTTGGTGCACTGCGGTTTCAGAGGCAGCCTCGGTCTATCGAAAGAATGAAGACCGTATCGGAATGTTCCTTGCGGAAGAAACCGTGGAACGCGAGGGGGTCAGCGTTTACGTCAAAGACTTGTACAGTGTGTACAGGACTTGGGTAGAGGATATGGGAATGATGCCGTTGAGCCAGCCCAACTTTGCTAAAAAACTGGCGGAACGTGGCGAAAATCTTATTGGTCAGGGTAAAACTTGGGAGATACTAAATAGGTCATTTATCCTTAAAACTGTCCCTAATGCAACTGAAACTCAGGTCGACTGGAGTTCCCATGTTGCCCGTGCGCCACGCTTCTAATTTATAATTTAAGTGGTAAATTACTAGTGTCAGCCGTGGGAGAGCGGCGGTCTGGGTGGCTGGGTGGACTATCTGCTCAGCCATCCACTTAAAATACGGAGAGAAAAATGAAAATTTGTATTGCTACCCCGATGTACGGTGGTATTTCAAAAAGCGTTTATGTCGCCAGTCTTTCTGATTTGAATCAAAAACTTGCTGCTGCTGGACACTCCATCTACCACATCTCCATCACCAACGAGAGTCTAATCACTAGAGCACGCAATACGTTGGCTCATATGTTTATCAAATCGGACGCCGATGCTTTGCTTTTTATTGACGGAGACCACGGTTTCAATTCAGACGACATTGTAAAAATGGTGCACTCAGGCAAAGATTTAATTGGTGCGCCGTACCCCATGAAGTCAATTCACTGGGAAAATGTTCGTAAGGCCGCTCTTGCTGGTAAAGAAAATCTTGAGGCATATTCTGGAAACTTTGCTGTGAACTTCTTGCCAGAGAACGTGACATTCAAAGGTGACGAAGCATTCCCTGTTAGAGATATTGGTACGGGAATGATGTTTGCCCACCGACGAGTATTCGATGCAGTAAAAACAATCTGCAAGACATACAAAAACAATTCCCCCAGCCAAGACATTGCTATGGGAGAAGAAATTACGGAGTACTTCACCACATTCATTACTCCAGAACCAGAGAGCGTTCTTCTTTCAGAAGATTATGCTTTTTGCGATATGTGGAGAAGCCTTGGCAATCAGGTTTACGCCGCACCTTGGGTAAGAATTTCTCACTCAGGTGATTACAATTTTTCGGGCAATCTTCTCGCTACGCTTGAGATTCAGAATCAGGTAAATGTTCCAGTTCCTTCTGAATTGCAGCCAGAAGATTCTTTACCGTCGTCGGGTACCAAGCCCCGCCGTTCTGCGAAGAAATAGCATCTCGGTTTAGTCCGTCAGCAATCTTACGGTACGAAGCCCCCGAATTTCTTTCAGCGACAACTCGCTGACGAATATCGTCGGGGGTTTTGTTCATTGGACCAATGTCTACTCCCCACTTAATTCCGCGAGAGCGCCTATCTTTATGTACGTCTTTCTGGCGTTCAGCAATAATCCCTCGCTCCATTTCAGCGAGGGCACTCATAATTGTGACGACAAACCTCCCTTGATATGTTGCTGTGTCTAGGTTCAAGTCCAGCATTACGAGCCTCCACCCATTGGCATTTGCTCGGTCAATAATGTTTAGGAAGTCTTTGGTTGAGCGGGCAAGTCGGTCAATGCGGGTAACAAACAGCGCGTGGGCTTCGCCTTTATCTAGACGCCGAAGAGTCTCCGTCAGGGCTGGGCGACCAGAAATGTTCTTACCCGAACGACCCTCCTCACGCACTAGTTCTAAATCTGTGTAGCCAGCAACCTCTGCCGCAGAATTTAGTTGGCGTTCTTGTACGTCAAGCGATACCCCATCATTTACTTGAAGTTGAGTCGATACTCGTGCATATAATAGTGCTTTTCCTTCGGGCATTTTTATCCTTAAATTGGCTTCAATAGGTCAAAAACTTTTGATTGGTCAATAAATGCTAGGTTAGAAGTTAGGTCTCTTGCCCCGTATGAGATAACAAATTTATCTTCATAGTTTTCGATACCGCAGGCAAACTCTATTTGTAGTTCATCAAAAATAAACTCTTTGCTTACGTGGGTTACTTGACCTATTTGATTAAACTTTATAAAAGCGTGGGTGTACTGCCTAAGGGAGGAACGAACGTGGCTAAATCTTTCAGGAGAAAAACCTTGAATGGGGGTGCTGTAAGCGTAGTGCCCGATAGCCAAATAGTTACCGTCTTCAAGTTCTAGAAGACTCGAACCACCACGAAGTTCTTTTAAATTACTAAAGTCCCCACGTACCTTTAGTAGCGAGCCTTCTCTTTTTACTACGGAGTTCATATTGTAAATAAACTCAAAGTTATCATTGTGATACTTAGACGGAGCCATCCAGTTTTTCTCTACCGACTGGTACTCATCTGATTCGTATTTTCTAACAAATATTGCCGTACCGCTGTAAATGTCTAATTGATACAGAGCCAATCTAGGATTAATAGTGTGCTCTTCACGCATAACTGCATGGAAAAGCCAGTAACCGTTTCTTTGAAAAAGTCTTCCGTCTTCTGACCCACGTTTTTGAGTAGGACCGTCTAGATACTTTATTTGTGTCAAAGTGGCTATGTCTAAATTTTTATCTAACCTAGCGATGTACATTTTGTTACGAACTGTGTTTTCGGTGGTAAGAGTTGCGTGCCCTAAGTCGTTGTAATAGTAATTAGCAGAACGAATTAAGCATAAGTATCCGTCTTTATCGGAGTAAGCAATAGAGGGGTTGAAGGCTGACCAATTAGTATTATCTTTACTAATTAGTCTTCTTATCTGCCTTGTCTCACCCCCTAAGTCACCCATAGTAGGAGGATTGATTGGTGGCTTAGCCAAGTCTCTCCTCCAAAGTTATATAATAATGTACTGTTTTTGTACACTGGCTACGCGTCAAAATGGCGTATAACTTTAGGATTAAGTCTATAAGACTTGGCGGATGGCTATAAAAGAAAACCCCCCGCATTTCTACGGGGGGTTCCCAACCAACTAACAAAGAAAGGAGTTAGAGAACGGGAATTCGGCTAACAACTTATATTCATACTGTACCACATATTTTGATACATATATGCCTATTTTGACACGCCGACGTATTCGTGAGAGTATGACCAACGGTTAGGGTCAATCGACCACCTGTTGCGTCCGTCAATATTAAGACCGTCGTTACGCTTCATATGATTCTTCGACGTCGGTTTCCAGAATACTGACTGGTCACGGTATTCGCCTAAACGTGGGTGGCTGGTTTTTGAGAAGTAACGCTTACCGTTATCAACGTAATGTTTGGCTACTGCTTCCGACAATCTAGGTCCCATACCAAGACCTTGGTAGTCGGGGTGGATAACGAGTCGGTGCTCTCGGTACGCTTCTTTTACAGTTCCCGACGGATACGCAAGAGTGGCAACAAAACCTACGACTTGGTTTTCCCAGAGTGCCACGTAGCACCGTGCTGATTTGTTGAGCGACTCGGAGAGATAGTGATGTTGAGCGAAGTGGCTCCAAATCTCGTTTGAGCACGGATAGATGTCGAGTACCAAGTCTGGTCGATGAAGCCACCTCCCAGACGTCCATTGACCACGGTCAGTGTCAATGACCCAATCTGGCTCCAAATATTCAAGAATATCTCGGTGGCATGTAGCGAGGACAATTCCCTCGATACCGTTTTTACGGACATATCGTGCCATAGAAGACGACGCAGCCTTGGCGACGTTCCTATCAATCACAGACGTGAACTCGTCAATGCGAGCGCAGTTATACAGAGAACGAGCGAGGTCTGCCCGAAACTGCTGACCGTTGGAGAGAACGTTGTACGGCTTTACCCATTCTGGGACGGACATAAGCCCAGCGGCGGAAAGTTTTTCGCTCGCGTCAATAGGGTCGTCAAAGTGTGAAGCAATCGAACGAGAGTTGTCCCACTCTGGTCTTGGCTCTAGTTCTCCGTCGAACTGAGTAAGAAGTTTAGATTTGCCTGTCCCAGACGCCCCTACGATTACACCGATTCCCCAATAGGACGGTAAATCTTTGGGAAGAACATAGGGGTAGAAAGATTCTGTGCCACTGGAGTCATAGTCAAACGGGCGGATAAGTTCTGCCGTTATTTCGTCCATTTCAATAGTGGACGTCAGTGGTACGTCTGAGCGTTCTAAGTCATTCCACATATAAATAGGGTAACACTGATTGTGGGAAAATTAACTGATGATAACTTCACAGAATTCCTACCGCTGTTCGGTTTGCGGAAAAATGTTTGTTGTTCCGTCTTTAGCAAAGGCTTGCGAACT